AGCGAAAACTGCAGATATCGTTGTCTGAAGATCTACCTCTCCAGCGAAATATGCGCCGAGAGCCGTCAAAACCGCTGCACCAGCGGTAAAGTAAGTTTTTTTGCCTGAAAGTGCTTTCATACCGAAATCTATTACACAGTTTTTTGCTAACCTGTCACTCTAACTGAAGCCGAATATACAAAATTAACATTTACTCCAGAGAATAAATTTTCATTAAAAGTTACAGTTGGATTACCTGTTCCCCCCAAAGCGTTAGATAAACTATATTGATATGGCATTTGTAAAACTCCTCCTGCGTAACATTGAATTTGTTGTCTTTGCACGCTAGCAGCTTCCCCGGAGGTTACTCCGTCGATATCAAAAATAGAAGTTATACCAGTTAGTAAAAAAGAGTTAGTTGACGAATTAGTAGAGCGTCCTGTTTCATGGACTGAATTTATAACTGTTTGAAATATTCCGGTTTCGCTAGATTTTACTAATCTGTCCCCGGTAACATGGGGCAAAAAGTTAAAGTTAAAAGCGCCTGTATAGTTTTCTCCAGTTAAAGTTTCGTCAAAAAGTATAGTTGCATCTGTTGCGCTTCCTCTGTCTATTAATATACCGCCGGACTGTAAAGTAATACCAGCGCTAGTCTCTCCGCTATTTAAGACAATTAAATTATCTTTAATACTAGAATCTACTGTATTTAAAATAGTTTGAGTACCAGTAACAGTTAGATTATTTATAGTTACTAAATCATTAAAGGTAGCAGCGTCAAAAAAGACTTTCGAGCCAGATATATTTTGGTCTTGATTATTATCAATTAAGTTGCCGGTCATGGTCTCCAAAACCACACCAGTTTGAACAACTTGCTGCCAAGATCCTGTTACTTTAACGTATAAAGCCTGATCTGCTTGATTAGCCCCAGAAGTAAACAGCACAGCTCCATCTGCCACATCCAGCGGAAAACCAGTTGGATTGCCAGTTGGGCCTGCGAATCTATCTCCTGCGTATCTTATGTATGACATATCAAGTATAACTAAGTTCTATTTCATAATAAGCTCCACCTAAGAAAGCTTCCGTTACCGAATCAAAAACTATATCAATAGTTTGTTCTCCGCTTCCTAATCCATTTGAAGTTGTAAACTCTTTTGTATACTGATAAGGACTGGCATAATCTGGATTTGTTATATTAGAAAATGCATCATAAAATATACTATCATTTTTCAAATAATCAGATCCATAAGGATTCTTTACAACGTATTCACTATCTGGATAACCTGCACTAAATTTAGAAGAGTCTATATAGCCCAATCCATTGATCGGATGACCAGAGCCAGCTCCAACATAAACTCCACCGCTTTGCTCAAATATTCTAACCGGACCTTTGTATATGTTAAAATTGTCTCCAAATGGTGAAGTATAATTTTCAAATGAGTTTTGCGCGCTATGAAAATAATTAGCATTTCCTACCTCACCGAAAGGGTATTCTGTAAAATAGCCAAGCATAGGAGCAATGCATTTTATCTGCTTGCTTCCGTTCAAAAATATTTCGCAAGATTGCAAGTCGCCAACTCCAGTGTTAAATCTGGAATTGTCATACTCACTTGTAGCCTGATTAAAAAGTACTAGACCTGATTGATCATTAGGGCCACTAACTGAATCATAGTTAGGGAATCCATGCATTATGGGATACCTTGTATTGTCATCAGTGCCTAAGCCTTTTATTTTTACCGTTAAGTTCTGTCCGCCTGTATTAAATTTTATTCTAACTTTTGCTTTTTGACGATAAAAGTAATGGGGATAATCCTCGTTATTCAAAACAGTTGCGCCATCTTTAAGATATGAAAAAAAACCATTGAAACCATCACCTTCCACCGTGTCTATTATGTCTTCCAGAGCAGCTCCCATGTAATTATCTTCATGAGCGATGTGCTCTTCTAATTCTAATAATCTTTGCGTAGCGTCTTTTGAAAAATAACATTTAATAGTTGATTTTTTACAGTCCTCATCATTAGTAATAGTTATAGGATTGCTTTTATGTACACCGCCTTCTCTCCATACATAAACCCAATTGTCTAAAACAAAAAAAGTTAATTTGCCCTCATTAGCCTCACCCGTGCCTAGCTCAAGATCGTTAACTAGATTTTCCCAATTTTTGCTGAAACTTACGTCATTTAAATCAAAACCGTCGGCTCTGCTAGCGTGTAAGACTGGAAAGCCTTCGGTTAATGCCGCTAGAGACTCTTCGTTAAAGTCCCTATAAATCCCAACTCCATCATCCCCTTCGGCATCTGGAGTAGCAGCAGCTTGCAAAGCATAAACTCCGTCACCATTTGAATCTATAGCGTTAACAGGAGAAAAGCATGCAGTTTCTTCTAAAGTAGATTCTGCGGTATTCTTCCAAAATGCTGTAGGAAAGGGTTGCATTATCTGTAGTCATATCCAGTTACATAACTAGTAAATATGCCTGTGTTAATTCTTACAAAAGTATATACGTTAGTTCTATTAGCTGTTATTTTTGGAACGGTATTATTACCCTCTGTATCAGCTGGCATCATTACTGAATTTGGAGAACCGGATATAAAGTTCACTGACTGATTAGAAGCAGTTGTATTTTTAATATACAAAGTAAGAGTTTGGCCATCTTTTACGTTAAAGAAATTAAAACTAGAAACAGCTGAACTATTATCTTGATATTGTATATTTGATACAGACCAATCTATATCTTGCCCATTTCCAGTGTGAGAAACGGTGTGATATGAAACTCCACTCTGCACTTGGACGTCCCCAGAAACATACAAGCCAGAGTCTCCTAGAACGCTAGCATTTCCGCTTATGTCGCCTCCATGTTTTGAGTAGAAGTTACCAGTCATTTCTTGACCTACGAAATTTCCGCTCATATGAATATCAATAAAGTTGCCTGTCATTTCTGACCCAACTAAAGAACCCGTATTGTCATGAATTTTTATAGTACCGCCCATATTACCATGACTTCCACACTGATAATATAATCTTTCTGGGGCGTCTTGAGGAACTCTAAAAATTAGACTGTGTCCAATTGTATTAACTCTTGAATTAGTAACTCCGCTCGTATACTCATAGGCATATGAATCTCCCCCATTTCCTGTAGCGGTTATGTAAAATGGATGCGAGCCTAAACTAGTATCTTTTACTTTGAATTTATAAGTATCGCCTCTATGTAGATTAATAGTAGGCTGTTGAATTTGTGTAGTGGTAATATGGCTTCCTGCAGTTATTTCGCTAAGCCGATACTTGCCCCCGACTACGTCTACGTCAAATTGAGTACTATAAGTACCGCTTATCATAGGCTCCGTAAGGAACGCTCCCGTCTCGCTGTCTCCCACTAAAATTCCAGTCATGTCCTTGCCAACTAAAGTGGCTCCGGTCATGTTGATATCAACTAGATTTCCAGTATGCCCGGTCTGCACAAATACTCCTGTTATCCCAGTGCCAACGAGCATTCCTGTCATGCCTTGGTCAACCAGACTACCAGTCATGTTTATGTCTACAAAATTCCCAGTTTGAGATCGGAGAACGAAGCTGCCAGTGTCACCAGTGTTAACTAGAATGCCTGTCATATCGATATCAACAAAGTTACCGGTCATTTCTTTGCCGACTAAATTGCCGGACATTCTTATGTCTATAAAGTCTCCAGTCTCAGAGGCTCCTACAAAATCGCCAGACTCTTTAAATTCTATCCCGTTCGCAGCAGACGTAACAACTACTAAACTGCCTCCATGTCCCGCATAGCTAGATGGAGTGTCATTTAAAGCAGAAGTAAACAATCCGGTAAGCTCGCCTCCGCCGCCGACACCTGAACTTACTCCAGAGAAAATCAGACTAGAGCCTCCAACTCCAACCACTACAGATTGCCCCTCCGTCCCTAAAGATCCCGGAGTATCATCCAAATCCGAAAAGAATTGAGCGAAATTACCAGTGTCTCCGGTCCCAACTAGAATACCGGTCATACTTGTATCGACAAAGTTGCCGGTCATTTCTTGGCCTACTAAATTACCGGTGCTAGTAGTCGCAGAAGCCCATGAGACATTTCCTGCTCCATCTGTTTGCAAGAATTGATTTGTGGAGCCGTCTCCAGTTGGCATAGTAAACGCATCACTGAAAGTTACTAACCCACTCGTATGAATCTTAACGGCAGGAGGGTTTAAGTCGGAATCAGTTACCCCTATGCCTGTATTTGCGAAAAACAAAATATCATGTTTATCTCCAATGACTAACTGTCTTTCTCCTCCACCCGCGCCTTTCAAATAATAATTTCCGCTACCGATATTTTTTAGAAGTGATCCTGTTGAAGATATTGCTAATTTGAGAGTATCGGAGTCACTGTTCATCGCTATGAATTCAGCGTAAGCTGCTCCAGTAAATTGAGATTTTAAAGAAGCGTAAGCGTCCAGCCCGTCACTAGCGGATCCTGTTGCATTCATTACTATTCTTTCTGAATGTACCGTTTTCCACCTATTTGAGCTTTTGCCTAAATCTGTTGCCCTAGCGGTATTAGGAAAGAAATCTTCTCCGTTATCTATTGTTATTCCAGAAGTTAACTCTCCTGTATTAACCCATCTCGCAGAAATATTATTAGGGACTCCGCTACCGGCAATGAAATCTCCAGTCTCGCTTTTCTTTACTAAAAGGCCAGTTACTCCTGTATTTACAAACTGGCCGGTTTCACTTTGACCCACTAAAGTAAGTCCGGTCATTTGAATATCCACAAAATTGCCGGTCATTTCCTGACCGACAAGATCGCCAGTATCAACCGTTACAACGGAAGTTTTTAATGCGAATAGCCCAGTGTCTATTTCTTTACCGCTTTGGAATATTTTTCCTGAAATGTCTGTGTCGGAATGCAGCACATGGTTAAGTCCAGAAGAAATATATTGCTCTTGGTTAGTTTCTATTACGTGGACTTTGTGACTATCAGAAAATCCAGTAAAGTAATTTATCCTTGCTTCGGTTCCCCCGAGTTGATAAATATTAGTGCCAGAAGTAGACCTCATTTTAATAAAGCCATCTGTTCTAATAGCTATATTATCTCCGGCCGAATTTATAAAATTGTTAGAATTGGCGAACTGAATTTTTTCTCCAGTCGCCATAGTTACATCGCCACTAATTGTGCCGCCTACCGTCTTATCTAAATAGTTTCCAGTGCCTAAATGTAGATCCTTCGAAAAGGTTAGTCCTGTTCCATCAGGATGACCAACGACAAACATATCGCCGCTAATTCCATCTGGGGTATCTGTAAGTCCTGAAAAAGTAGTATTAGTAGAAGCAACAGCATCTGCTATATCCTTCACGCTAGCGCTTCGGCTAACTCCGGAGTTAGCTAAGATCATTAGCCCTCCAGTGGGAACCGGTGATATCTGAGAAAGCTGAGATATTTTTTTATTAGGCATTCCTTATTCCTTTTATATTATACACTTTTTTAATGCAGCGGTATGAAGTTATCGACTAAGAGCCCATCTGATTCCTCTAGTTCTAAATGAAATCTCTCGAAATCTCCTGTTCCTCCATCCATTGCTGCGGTTGTTTCTAATAAATGAAATTCTTCCAAAGTTTGATCAGATGAAAACCCGCTAATGAACAGACCTTTAGATAGATCATCTGGATCTATTTCTGTGCTGAAGCTTGCTGTAAACTGTTTGTTTTCTCCTATTGATGTATCATAATTAAATCCATCTAATTTAGCGTTGTTAAAAGCGTATCTAATTAGTTCGCTAGTCCTAGTCTCTAGTGGCGTTGTTCCTGCATGGACAGGCTCGCTAGTGACAGAAGCGCCGCAGGTAGGAGGCATATTTAAAGTAATAGTGAAATTATAATCTTGGTTTAAATTTACTAAATCTATCAAAGAGCCCGAACTCATTTTTTCTACAGTGCCCGCTATGTTTATAGTTACAGGAGCAGTAAAATTTACTTTCCTGCTAATCGGAAACTTATAGCCTAAGTTGTTTTCAGTTTCTCTAGGTACATCAAAAGATATTACATACGATTCCAAATGAAGATTAGCAAAGTCTATGCCTAGCCCAGAAAAAGAATCAACTGTAAAATTAATATCTCCGGGGCGAACTACTGCTATCGGGTTTCTCTCTATTCTTTTAGGAATGACGCAAATCATGTCTTCAAACTGATTTCCGCTTTTAGGATCAATCATAGGAGAAAGAAAACCGCTGCCGCTAGTCTCAAACATTATGTTTTCGCCAACATAACTAACATCCGCTTTTGGAAAACTGCCAACTGAAGCCTCTGTTGAATAAGATGTCATATAGCATCTGCCAAAAGAGACTACGTTATATCCAGTCGCATTCGGATCAGAGAGCTGCTGAGGATCCCTTTTCGTTAAATCCTCTATCTTTTCCCCTGTATAAAGATCGGTATGATCTGACTTAACTGCCAAATAAAAGTTTTTTCTATCTTGATAGGTTCGCGCGGGGAAAAAGGGGTCATAGCTTCCCGTCTGATAATAAAAGTCTTTATTTTCTTCTTCGTCTATAAAGCCAGAAAGTAGAGATTGTCCAGTATTATTCGAGAAGAAAGGCGCACCGCTAAAAGGTTCTTCGTGCTGAGGATAATTTACATATAAACCTAACTTAGATTCATTTGAAACATCCGAAACTAAATAACTAAATGAAAAGTTAACTTCTGGTGGATTTATTATTGGTCTACCTAAAACTGATCTAGTATTAAGTTGATTGATTTGAGTATGAGGAATACTAATATCATAAGAAAGAGCTTGCACTCTATCTATCTGCTTAATTAAATTATGAGTCTGTAAAGGATTTGAATAGTCGCTATGAGGACTACCTCCAATATATCCCAAAAAGTTATGTCCCGATGGTCCTACGAATAGTCCCTCTACGTTGTAAATAACTCTTGACATTATTCTCCATCATATTTGCTACAGTATAGTATTCCGGCGAGAAAATCATCTACTTGATGCTCGTAGGCTATAGACTGAATTTCTTTTACTCTATCCTCATTTCTATCTATTGGCTCTGCTGCGTATCTTCCTGCTTTAGCTAGCCAATTTTCTGGATCCTCATTATGGATTACGATATTAGAAATCTGTTGGGCAATTTCTTTTTGCGTTTTATTCAAGCGCTTTCTATTATGAAGCTGCCTTAAAGAAGCCTCTACTTCTGAATTAAGTTTGTCAGCCAGATTTAGATTGTCTTGAATTTTAGTTAAACTAAATCTTGTCTGCTTGTCCGCTTTTAGGCCTATCGGATTTTTTGTATCAGTTTCTTTTGGAACTCCAGTGCCTTCCGGCCTTCCTTTTTGCTGAGGGACAGGCTTAGCTTTTTGGTTAGGTACATCTCTGGGAGGTTTATTTCCTAAAACTGGCTCATACAATCCATCATCTTTATAGCTTCTGAGCTTCTGTTGAGACTCCAAAGACTCTTCAACTGTCGGCATGCGGCCAGACTCGATAGCTTGGATACCTTCTTCTGGAGTAAGCACACCCAACTCTATTAGCCTGCTATATACTCTAGCATAAATAGAATTATCCCTTAAGTCTAAATCTTCGAAGTGCGGAGTAGGATAATTCTTAAAGCCCATCTCTTTGGAAAGTCTTTTTATTTCTGGAATTAAAAAGTCATTTATGAATACTTTTCTTCCTTCATTTAATCTTTCCATAAACACCTGCACCTTGATACTAGAGTTAGCAAATTTTTCATCACTTAACAAAATGTTATTTAAACCCATTTGGATATCGTGATTTACAACTTCGTATTTCTTAGGGTCAAGAATCCCAGCTATGTCAGGTATGACGAACTGAGCTTTCGTTGTATAATCAGAAATCAAAACTCTACCGACTGACTCATTCTCAAAAAGCTTTTGCATTGCCAAAAGATTCTTTTGGTTCACGCCGCCCTTTTCAGGCTCTGCTCCCATCGTAACTAAAAGAATAGATTGATTTGTCGTTCTCGTCAGAGCCATATCCATCTTTTTCATTTCCTGCTTCCAGTTAATATCTTCTAGAACTGGATAGCCCATTGGAACAGCAAATGGCTCGTAGTCTTGCTTTTTGTAAAAGACTGCTGTCATTTTTTCCATAGGCAGTCTAATTGATACTGCGTTGTAGCCCGGCCGCTTCCCAGATTGACCTTTTATTTGTTTAATCGCATCTGGATCTAAACTTTCTAAGACTTGTTTATCTTCTTCAGTCTTAGGATTTCTTAATCTTTCTAACTCATAATCAGAAAGTATTTTCTTAAACTCTCCTGTGGCAAAAGTAATATTTCCTGATATTTGTATGTCAGCAGGATTTAAAATAATATATCTAGCAGGTAAAGAAAATGAAGCCTCTGAAGTCAGCCCAAAAGTTTGGGTCATTCTTGTCACATCAGCTTGAGATACAGTTGCGTCAAACCTATGAATAAAAACATTTCCAGACCTGTAATACTCTCTGAAAAACTTGCTTTGAAGATTATTAATATTTATTTTTTTAAGCAAGGCATCAAAAAAGTCTTTAGATTTTTTACTACCTCCAGTGAAATATATTTCACTCATTGAAAACTCTGTCATTAAGTCAATAGTGTTTCTGAATACAGAAAAGTTATAATAAGCTTTCTGACAAAGGACAATGGTATCCCTAATATCTAAACTAGAATTGTTTGTAACCCCTTGAGAATAGCGAAACGGAATTATCCCATCGTCTATATTCCTATATCGATCTGTCCGTTCAATAGAGCCAGCTTTATTACGCCGAGATCTGGTGGACGCAACGGTCTCCATAAAATCTCCACCAGCCATTAGCGGCTCATTAAGAGAGTTTTCGTTGTTAGCTTTTCTTTTAGCGGCCATTTTAATTTTAAATTACACTTAATCGATCATTCTTGGAACAAAAGTAGCGTTAACTTCTTCAACTTTTAAGTTTTTCATATCATTATACGCCTTAACTGCCCAATTACCCAACATTAATGTTGTATAGTTATCTTTTCTTGCCCTATTAGCAGAGTTACTTCTTCTTAAGTGCTGCGGTAAATCAAAACTCTGAGTCCCTTTCGCAGTTGATTTTACTTCTACTAGCGCACACTGCTTCTTTGTTTGATAGACTAAATCGTCTTGAGCCTCTATCATTTCGCCGATATCTTCAAAATGAGTAAGCTTTAATGGAATTTTGCTAGAGGAAACTTTTGAAAAGAAACTGCCGTATGCTGCCGTTCTGGATGCGAAAAATATTTTTTTATGATCTATGCAAGACTGCAAGTATTCGTTAGCGTTTCTTAGAAAGTCGGAACTAAACACCTGCTTGAAACAAACTATGTGATCTTTAGGACTGTAAACTCTCTTAACTCTTTTAAGTTCATTATCGTATGCCACTCCCTGTTTTTCTGTATTAAAATCAAAAAACTTTATTGCAAGACCAGCTTCTCTAAATAACTCTGATTCATTTGCGCTATCAATAAATTGATAACCAGCATTATCTATAATTATTATTTTGATATTGAAATACTTATAAAGATAAAATAAATATTTGATATGATCTTTTAAATCTCCACCAGCCACAGCGTAAGAATGAACTAGGGTATACGATCCTTCATCCAGCTCTAAAAGCGACATCGCGAAATAATCAGAACTAGGACTGTTGCTAAAACTGGGGTCTATACCAAGTATATACTCCTTCTCCGGGTTACCAACGAGTAAAGTATGAGGAGACTCCCCATCTGGCACCGTACACTCATGCATCTTCTTTGCACTAAAATAGCTATCACTCCCGTCTGTGAACTGAGCGCAATACTCTCGCTGGAAAGAAGAATTAGACGAACCTCCTGACTGAGCCTCTTCGATAATAGTTTTATCTATCATGTCTTCCGGTACAGAGTCGTATCCCATTTGCGATATGAAATACTTAGAGTCTAATACATCATCAGAGTAAATGTTTCCCATCCACTCCTTGTATGTTTTGTATAAATTTTCAAAGCTATAACTCGCAGAAGAAAGCGCTATCATTTTTGATTTATTCTCGAACACCATCCTATCTTTTTCTTCCATCTTTCCGTTTTTAATTAAGCCATCTTCTATCTCTCTAACTCTAATTCTTTCGGCCATATCTTGTGGCGCAACTAAGAATGGCATCAGTACAGTTTTAATAGTATCCTCTGGAAGTAAAAGATACTCGTCCAGCACTAAAATATTAGCACGGAACCCACGAATTTTTTCGCCGCTCAAAGGAATTGCCGTAATGCTGCCTCCATTTATTCTCCACTCAAATTGATCATTACGTTTAGACTTAGCTCCGAAAGCCTGAGCTAGTAATTCTGCCCCTTTAGTATCCACTATCTTTTCTAAGTTTTGAAATATAAATCTAGCAGTACGAAATGTTGGACCAGCTATAAGAATTTTTGTATTTGGCTCGAAGATGCATTGAAGAAAGCAGTACACGGATGCGATAAAAGTCTTACCGCATCCGCGCCCCCAGACGCACATGTTAAAGTTCCTATTAAAGAATCCTTTTAAAGTTACCTCTTGAAAAGGCGCTAATTTTATTCCAGATATTAACTCTACTGTAAATCCTAGATTTGATCTAAGGAACTTCGCTAAAGATATTTTGGCCTGTTTAGAATCTAGCTCTCCTTTTAGGTCTAAGAGCTCTAAATTCGTGTCTTTAACATCTCTTTTGTATTTTTCGTGAGCGTACCACATTAATCTAAATATGCAATTAAAATTATAAAAAATAAAACAAGTAAAGCTTGCTCGTAAGTTAATTCAATTTTACCTCTCATAATAATTTTAAATCGTAAGCGTACTGCAAATCTATTTCTTTATATCTGCAGTTGCTAAAAAATATCCTTTTCATAACTCTTACAGATTCACTTCTATCTTTGACGAATAGAAATTGAACGTTTGGATATTCTTGTATTATAGTCCTGATGTTATGAAAAATATGCTGAGGGTTCGTTCTAATTTTTTTATAAGTTCTTTTTAGTTTATGAAATCTTAAACTTGAATTGTAATCGCTTTCAACCAAAACTATTAGATTCGCGTCTTCTGTTTCAGCTCTTTCTATTTCGTCGCAAAACCTTTCGTAACCTCCGCTTAAAGTTCCTACTAAATCTTGAATAGACTTTCTTTCTATGTAGCAATTGCAAGTTTTGTCTTTATTACTAAGAGCATAGTCTCCATATTTTAAACCTTTTATTTCTATTGGGTAATCTTCTATCTCTAGAGGATTTTGTTCTCGAGTATCTATGTAAATTTTTTCCTCTTTATAGTTTTCCGGCGAATAACTAAGAGGCTCTGATATTGTCTCATATTTAGTCACGAGTCCAACTTCATTGCATATTTCGTTATAGTCCCCAAAAACTTTTTCATAGTACGACACGGACGGACTCATTAAAGATCTAAGCTCAACTTGGCAAGGCGCGAACTCTAAATCTTTCTTCTTTTTTCTGCCTGAAAGAAAATTTTTAAAATACTCTTTTGCTTCAGATGGCTCGACATGAGACATCCATTTTTTTAAATTGTTTTTATTATTAAAGTCAGTTGCAAAGTAACTTTCTTTATTTATAAAATTAATTAATTCATTATCATATTTATCTCTTCTGGGAAAATGCTTATAGTAATAATCTTTAACTTTTAGCTTATGACTTTTTAGATGAGCATGAAGGCTTCTTTCGGATGGAAATTCTTTACCACACTCTTCGCACTTAACCATTCAAGACTTCCTCCTCTGTTAAGCCCATAATTCTACATTTTATTTCATCCATGGAGGACAAGCGTTCTACTTCCTCTTCTAAAGCTTTCTTTCTGATTTCGGCAAGTTTAATCATCTTATGACGAGACTCTTCATCTTTCCACATCTCAACTAAATTTAGAATAGAAGCGTTTTCTTTTATCTGCTTACTAAGCCTTTGACTTCTTTTTTCTTTTAGCTCGTTTAGAAGTTTAGTCTGCCTGTTAACACACTGATTGTATTCTGTTTGAGCGGTGTTGATAGATTCTACCAAGCTCATCGCCATTTTCTTGCCTTCAGTTTCCTCTGCGGACTGATCAAGGAGCTCTTGCAGTCTTTCCACTCTAACTTGAATATTAGAAGCTATAACAACTTCAGCCGATAGCACGATGTACTGATCAACTTCTTCTTGAGTTAAGTCCGGCTTGTCGTGAGTGTATCTAACAAAGCTGCTCTCAAAAAGCTCTCTGTTATTTTGAGATGTATAATTAGATATTTGATGCAAAAACCTATAGGTATGCATGTAAGCAATTAATCTAGAAATATTTTTTTTATCCGAAGCTTTTAAATTTGTTTTATCTATTCCTTCGTGAACGTATTTATTAATTCTAGCTATAGCCTTTGTTTCATTTTTAGGAGGAAGATAATCGCTTGGGGAAACTTCTTTAACTATTTCAGAAAGCACAACTTTACCGTCTATTCCTTTAACAAATTCGCTGCAAGCCTTATATCTCCTATCTAATGGAGCTACTCTTTCTTCGTACAAAGTCTCGCACATGTCAGTTATCTTCATAGTGGAGCAGTTGTTGTAAAGAAAGTCTCGCTCCTCTTGAGAAAGCTCGTATTCTTTTTTTACATAGTCTGAAGTGGCCACAGTTTTCTTTCCTCTAGAAGCTAGATATTCTTTTATAGCTTTGCCGTATGCACTTCTTCCGTCTTTAAATTTTTCTTCGATGTCTGGAAAGACCATTTCAACTAACTTTTTTATTGCTGTGATTCCATCGACATCGTAAAGCTTGTCTATTAAGGACATTTGCTCTTTAGTTAATACTACTACTTTTTTCATACGTTAATATTCTCAGAGATAATTTCTTTGGCTTTCTCAATAATAGATTTCTTTATATTCTTAATTTGTTTGTACCCCGGACTTCTATTTTTTTCTGAAGTTTTGTACCCAAGTATTTTCGCGACTTCCTGCTCCGTTTTATTTTTTAAGTATAAATTTTCGTAAACTATCCACTCGTTCTGCTTTAACTTTAATTTTAATTGTTTATTTAACCGAGAAAGGATTGCGTCAAAATCAAATTCTTTAAGCTCTAGCTTTTCTGTCTCATGCTCAACTGACTCTAAGTTAGTTGGAAGTTTAGTTAGATAGGCCGCTTTTTTAGTTCTTTCCCATTGAGCAAATAAAGGGCATGAAGAATTTTGAGTTCCGTAAATGTAACATAAAGAGTCCGACTCCGCTGCGGCGCATTTTAAACAAGGTCTACAATAATTTCCATAGTTGTTTCTAATTAAATTTTTTATCTGATTAGAAATCAGAGTGTTTATCCAAGGAGCTAAAGACTTAGACTGATCGTAAAGATGCCACTTTTTAAAAATGTGGACTCTAATAATTTGAGAAACATCATCAAAATCCATCCAAGACAAAGCAGTTAAATTCCACCTGCTTCTTCTCTTGCTTATCTCAACGTCAATTGACTCAATGCAGTCTTCAAATTTTAACTTCTTTTTTCTTGGCATACTAAGACTTCTTTATGCTTCCAGCATCATTTAAGAAGTCCTGTTCTATGTTTCCTTTTGAATAAGATGAGTCTCTCTCCCTAGACTCGTCAGTATTATCTTCTGAAGCACTGCCAACTATATCTCCTAATCTATGTACGTTTGAACTGTAAGACTTAAAATCAAATTCTAAAGCATCGATCTCTACTTCAAAATTATCTTCATCTTCGTGATCTTCCTCTACTACCTGTTGAACTACTTTTTTAGTAGTTTTAGTTTTTGCAGCAGAAGCCACGTACGGCTTTCCGCAACTACCACAGAAATTAGGCTTCTGCATCGAGTAAGAGGTCCCAGCTCCACAATGACTACAATAGATCTTCATGAGATTATTTACACTATATATTTTACGACTTTTTTTAAAATATACAAAAAAAAGTGTAAGAATTATTATGGAAAATATAAAGTTTTCCAACTGTGAAGGTGTGGAATATGAAATCAAATGGAGGAAACCCCATCGCAGCTACAACGCTGATGGCCTCTGTTGCAACCCTTTAGTTAAAGATCCAAAAATTCTTATAGATCCAACTCTTAAGGAAAACAGGTCTTTGAGTGTCTTAATAGAAGAGGTGACTCACGCCTTCTTCTGGGATATTCCAGAAAAAGACGTAAGGAAGTTTGCTCCTAGGTTAGCTAAGATTATTAAAAAAGCAGGTTGGGTTAAAGAGGAATCTGATTGACTTTCGTCACTATAAACTTAGTAAGTTCAGACCTTACGATATCACTTTCGTCAAATTCGAAAGTATGAATTCCCATAGATTTGCTATCCTCATCATCAAAAGCCCCGTAAAGCTTCTCAAATCCACCTCTGTTGCCATTTTTTAAATCTGTCTGCATTGGGTCTGCCATAATAAAACAACGTGAGTATTTGCCTATTCTCGTGAGAACTGTGACTATCTCTCGAAAGGAACTGTTCTGAGCTTCGTCGAGAAGTATAGCTTTACTGTTCCAGCTCATACCTCTGGCGAAGTTTACTGGATGGATAGATACTCTTTTTTCTTTTTGCAGTTTTTTTACAGTTTCTTCGCTTAATAATTCATCTAGCTTATCCATAAAAGGTAAGTTATAATAGTGAAGTTTTTCATCTGCATCTCCGGGAAGAAAACCTAAACGAGAATCAGAGCTTTCTACAGCAGAACGCATATAAATAACATCTGATACTTTAGAGCTGTTTAATAATTGAAGCGCAGAATAAACCGCAGTTAGAGTCTTAGAGCTTCCTGCTGGTCCCTTGCATAATATTAATCTAGTATTCTTATCAAGAGATAGTTCTATAAATCGTTTTTGTTTTTCTGTCCAAGGGAGTTCATCTATATAAAAATTATCTTTTGGCTTAATAGGCTCTCTTTGATGAATTTTGACCTTACCGTCCGTTACCTCAAGAGACTCAAAGTCTCCCGTACGTTTAACTTTTGCCATCGTCTATATTTTACACTTAATTTGGTGTAATTACTATAAAAGTTATGAACGGGACCACTAATATCACACCTTCGGAAATTGTTAACGTTATAGGAGAAGGGATTTCTAAAGAGCAAGCGGAGACATTTGCTCAACAAATGGTGGGAGATTATGGCTGGCTACTTCTTGTTGCGATAATAACAATTATGGCTAAAGACATGATTATGAATTTTGTTCAAGGTGTTCTCGTGTTTATGGGAAATGATTTTAATAACGATGACATTATTTATATTTCTGGTCGCCAAGCACGTATAGTTCGCGTCGGAATTCGTAATACGGTTTTTTACATGACAGATCGCAAAACTAAGATGTTGGTTCCTAATGAACAGTTAAAACAACTTACAATTGAAAAGACTCTTCCGAAAAATGGCGGAGAGCCATATTTGCCAAAAGCTAGCGACCCGGGATTTGTAGGTTGGGAAGAAGTGCCTCTAGTGCAGCCACCTATGAAAGTTGAAGTCGTTGAGAAAGAAAATAAAAGAACTACAAGGAAATAATTTAAATGAGCCAAGGAACTAATCCAACTTATAACGGCGAGGGGAAAACTACTCTTCTCAATATGATTCACTCGGCGCCAGATAAAGCCGAGCTGACAGGATATAAGCCTTACATCACGGGAGTCTTGACTTCTGGAGATGCTACTGACGACGCTTTTCTTAGAAATCATTTAGGCAGAGTCTATTACAGCTCGTTGCATTATGCTGGGCTAGATAGTTTAATTGGTGATTCTGTTGATGGCTCATTTAGACCTATAACTTTAACTGGGCTTTACGAGGGAACTCCTTCAGCGGGCTTCAATGCGAATCTTAAACTACTACTTCATTTTGACGGATCAGATGGAGCAACAACAACAACTGACTCAAGTAACAATGAAAGGACTATAACTTTAGCCGGAGACGCGCAATTAGATACAGCACAGAAGAAATTTGGTACCGCCAGCTTACTACTTGATGGTGATGGCGATCTTGCTTCAGCTGCGGATGATGGAGACTTTGATTTTGGAAGTGGAGACTTTACTGTCGAAGGATTCTTCAGGATTTCAAGCCTAGGGAACAATACATTTTTCAGTCATTGGGAAAACGGCGATGCTACCGGGCAGTCCTTTTATTTAGTTCATTTTAACGGTAGTGATAGACTAAGGTTCGCTTATAGATTAACGACAGGGCTTGTTGAAGCTAATTATACTTGGGAGCCTTCTGCAGGTACTTTTTATCATATAGCTATCGCTAGAAACGGGGCGGACCTAAAAGTTTATATTGATGGAACAGCAGTTATAGAAGAATCTATATCTACAACTTCTTTTGTGGCTTCTGAGGATCCATTTAGAATAGGAGCATTTAACGACGCTACTACAGCAAGTCCAACTTTAGAATGGCAGTTTGCTGGTCATGTTGATGAAGTTAGAGTTACAAAAGGGGAAGCTCGTTACACATCTAATTTTACGCCAACTACGTCAGCTTTTTCAGACACAGCCTAATTTGATTTAGACCATTCTTTAGGAATAGCGTAGTCAGGGGTATTTTCTGCTAAAACTGCCTCAGTCCACTCTCTGTCTAATCCTTCATGGTAAACCGGGTGTCTTAAAGATCCTGTGTCTGGGTGAGGCTTCCATCTTTTAGCTAATGCGAAAAGTTGGTTCTTTTCGTATTCTTTAGCTCCTACTAAGCTGCAAAACTTTACCAGTAGGCTTTTTTTGGGAGGGGGATTAATACCTCTTTCTATTTTCCTCCACATCTCATATTTTATTTTCAGAAACGCAGCTAGCCTTGGAATCTGTTGAAATTTTTTCAACCGAAGCTCTTTTACATAAAT